CGGCGGGTTAAAAACTGTAGGGTATATGATTGCAGATAGCCGTCCTATAACTGCTGAATGGGCAGTTAAAGACGAAAATGGAAATGAAGTCAAGAAAACAGCAGAAGTTAGTCCTCTTCTTATGGCCGAATTTGGTTCAGGCCCTATGGCAGAAGTTTTATTCGACATAGCAGGTGTTGGTCAAGGGACGTTCCCTGGACAGACTCATGCTTTTGAAACTTCCTGGTGGTATAAAGATTGGGAAACTAAGGAATGGCATCAGGCTTTTGGTATCAGACCTAAACATCCTATGCATGAAGCAGAAATGGCAATGATAGAAAGAGTTCAGGAAATCGCAAGAGAGGTATTCAACAGTGGCAACTGATATATGGTATTCGGAAATTGAATCAACTATCTTTACTCACTTGCAATACGTGCTTATTGAAGCAGACGATGCGCTTTTTCCAGAACTGAACTGCACTACTTCAAGTAAGAGCGAATCTCTTGAGAACGTCAGTGATTTTCCAAATCTCTACGTGCATCTTTTGCCACTATCCGAAATGGGTAATGATTTAACCAATGAGACTGTTAATGCTGTTAGAGCAACATTTGAACTACAGCTATATTCCGATAAGTCAGAAAGCGAATGTAGAGAAATTATGACCGCCTGTATTCAGGAAATGAAGAAACTTCACTTTAATGTGAGCATGTTTCCAGACCCTCAAACAGCCGCAGAGAAAAAGTATTTTGCTATTGCTCGTTTTACTAGAGTGATAGGGGCTGGGGATTCAGATATTGTACAACAGGATTAATGAGTACTTGTTTTATAATCAACAAATAGAGCATAATTGGGTTATGCAAAAGGAGTTGATTATATGGCAAATATCATTGATTTAACCGGACAACGTTTTGGAAGGTTAGTTGTAATACAAAAAGGAAAACCACATATTACATCTGGCGGTGCGTATATCACAACATGGTACTGCAAATGTGATTGTGGAAACTACACAACAGTTCAAGCACCAAAGCTAAGGAAGGGGCATACTACTTCATGTGGTTGCCTTATTAAAGAGAATAAGGGACATGCCTATGAGGATCTTGTCGGTCAGAAATTTAATCGACTCACTGTAATCAAGTTTATTCCTCCGAGCGAGAGAACTGTTCGAGGTTACAACTGGCTATGCCAATGTGAATGTGGCAAAATGATTAAGGCAAACGCAAATAAGCTGAAATCAGGAATGCAACAGTCATGTGGTTGTCTGAAAGAAGAAATGAAATATAACATTGGAAATGTCAATAAGAAGTACAAATACTCAAACAAGAGACTTTACGGCGTTTATAAAGCAATGCTGAATAGATGCTACAATCCAAATGGTCGTGAGTATAAAAACTATGGTGGCAGAGGAATTACTGTTTGTGATGAATGGCTAGGCGAATATGGCTATGATGCTTTTGCAGAATGGGCAATTAGTACTGGCTATGATATCAACGCCGAACATGGTGATTGTACAATTGATAGAAACGATGTTAATAAAGGCTATTCGCCTGATAATTGTTCATGGAAAACGAATAAGCAACAACAAAGTAACCGAAGAGATACCGTTATTCTTTCATACAATGGTGAAAAGCATAGTATGAAAGAGTGGTCAGAAATACTGGGTATTTCTTATTCGAAGATTATTTACCATGTACATAAAGGCAAAACGCTTGAACAAATAATAGATATGAATGGCAAATAACCATTTATATAGATACACGATAATAAAAAAGAGCAGAAATGCTTTTTTTTGTTGCAAAAAGAAAGGAGAATAACTATGGCAGCACCAGGAGTTAGCACTTTAGGTAAACTTATTCAGTAATGTATACAATGCGAAGTTGCTGAAATGCCGTCTGCTATGAATGTTGCCAAGTAGATAGCAGATGATTAGTGCGGTATTAAGCGGAGAAAAGGTTTGCAACCTCAATCCGAACCGAAGGCTAGGCTTAGTCTAGTCAGGGGCAACGCATAGATGGTGAAAAAGATATAATCCATCCAAGAGACCGCGCCATCTGGCAACCATAAGTGGTGAAAAGATATGCTGAACTAAAGTGTAATGCTTTAGAAATATGGATAAAAAGCCATATGATAACAAATTGATTAAGTTGGGTTATGGAATCGGTTCTTCATTACCATCTTCCTTTACCGTGCTTACAAGAATTAATGCAATTGGTGGCATTTCTCTGGAAACAGAACAAATTGATGCTAGTGCCCTTGAAGACTATGTTACAAGATACGTAGCCGGAAGACAGGATACTGGCGGATCATTTCCTATTACCATCAATGTTACTGATGATACAATTGCTGAGTGGGAGGCACTTATCGCAGCTTACAACGCAAAGGCTAATGACGAAGCACTTTACCTTGAGGTATGGTCTCCATATCTTACAAAGGCATTCTTCATCAAGGCCCAGCCTCCACAGGTTCTTCCTATGTCAGAAATGGCACAGAACGAACTTCAGACAATTGAGATCGGATTAACAATTGAAGAGTATCTTGGAATGGATACAGCGGTAGAACCAGTGGGGTGAGTAGTCCTGGTAATGGTGGCAATCAGGGCGGTAACTCTTCTCAGACCACTTACACTCAGTCGGAACTTAATGACATGACAATAAGTGAGATTATGGAAATCGCGAACGAACGAGGATACACGATAACAAGTACACTTAAGGCTGATATTATTCAGGAATTCCTTGACCAACAAAATAGTTGAGATTGGGGCGAGCTTCGGCTTGCCCCTTTCCCTTATAAAAAGAAAAGGAGAATAAGGTCATGACACTTCAGGAATTTCTTGCAGCTCTTGATAATCCAACAGCAGTTGTAACCGTTAAGGATAGTACCGAGGGTAATCCAGACCTCATTAAGCTTTATGCGGCTGGATATGCGCAGCTTCTTGCGACTCTCCTTGCAAGAGAGATTGATAAGGTTACTGTGGTTAAGGCAGATCAGATCACAGTTATTCTTAAGGCTGAGTAATTGAATATTGTTTCAAGGGGCTGTCCGGTTGGACGGCCCTTTTTGGTATTAAAAGGGAAAGGAATATTAATATGAGCAGATTTTTTACAATCAACGAAAAAAGATATCAGGCAAAACCATTTGATTTTAATACAGTATGCGACCTTGAAGATAATGGAGTATCGCTTCAGGACATGTCCAAGAAACCTATGAGCATGGCAAGAGCATATTTTGCACTTTGCCTTAATGGTGACAAAGAAAAGGCTGGAAAAGAAATCCAGGAGCATGTCATGCATGGCGGTGATTTCAATGAATTATATACTGCTATGGGTGAAGAGCTAAATGAATCTGATTTTTTTCAGGCTCTCAACCAGAAGCAGAACGAGGAAACTCCGGAAGTGGAGATCAAAGAAGAGAAGAAAGCAAAGTAAAATACACGTCCTTAAGACGGAAGTATGAAGCGGAGCTTGTGCCTCAGATGATGGTAATGGGAGTAAGCTATAACGAATTTTGGAAGCTTACTCCACGGCAAGTAAAGGTTATTGCCGAAGGGTATAAATTAAAACATCAGGTGGATGATGAGCAGGCATGGATTGTTGGTGGTTATGTATTTGAAGCTGTTTCTTTGGCACTTGGTAATTCCTTTAGAAAGAAGTTTCAGAAGCCGAAGGATTATTACAAGGATACAAAACCAATATCCAAGCGAGTTGAAGATTTACCTGACGAAAACGGACTTACAGAAGAATACAAGAAAGAAAAGACAAAATTACTCTTTAAAAATCTTGAAATCATGGCAGCTAACTACAGATTAAATAATGGGAAGTAAGGTGTTACAGCCTTACTTCTTTTTTACGAAAGGGATGAAGAGATGCCTACAAATCTTGATACTCTACAAATTGAAATAAAGAGTTCAGCCACAGATGCATCGAGTGCAATTAAGAATCTCGAATCAGCCCTTAAAAACTTAAACAAGCAGCTTGACCTTAAGGATGGCACAAAACTAGTAACAATACTTAATACACTCTCTGGTTCTGCTAACGATTTTTCTACAAAAATAAATAACATAACCGGAAGCGGTTTTAATAAAGTTACTAAAGGAGCTGAAAATGCACAAAAAGCTATTCAGCAACTAAAGAAAGAAGGAGAGGATCTTCAAAAAACACTAGAAGGTTTTCATACTCCTGATTTAGACAAAGCGTTTGGCCTTGCGTTTTCCAAGAAGAGAATTTTAGGTGAAGATGCTGCAAAAGGCAACCCCAAAATTACGGAAACCGGATTTATTATTCCAAATTGGGATGACTCTGCGCCGCAAAGAGTAGCTGAAGCTGTACAAAATATTACCCAAAAGGCGAAAGATCTTAACGAAGAAATGGATGCTTTCCATTTCCCTGATTTTGGTAATGAATTAAAAGAAGCAGATACTTTTGGAAAAATCGCTAACCAGGCACAAAATGCAAGTAATTCTATAGGTGATGCCGTCGAAAATATCCGTAAATTTAAAGCACTGATTTCTGGCATGGAGAGCGGAAAAATTAAGTTTAACGAAGAAGATTACGCTCGATATATAAAAGGCTTAAACGAAGCTGAAACTGCTGTGAAAAATTATAAGCAGGCCCTAACGGAAAAGATGCCTGAACCAGAACCGCTTAAATCTAAAACACTTATCGGTGATTTTCTGCCCCAATTACTTGTATTAGGAGAAAAAATAGAAGAAATATCCGGTAAATTTAATAATCTGGCTGATAAAGGAGTTTCTTTATTTAAAAAATTAATTACTCCGCTTAAAATGGCTGCGAGCGAATATGTTGAGAAGTTTGAGCATATGAAAGCTTCGGTAGAAGGCTTTAAACAGCACTTTGAGAAGAGTCTTACTAAAATGTCGCAATTTTGGAAACGAACAATGCGTACATTTACATTTATGATTATCCGTAAAGCTTTTACGGCTGTCATTAAAGAAGTTGGAAATGCAATACAGTCTCTGGCCATGTATTCAAATGCAATGGGTACAGCATTTAATACCGACTTGTCAAACATGGTTGCTGATTTTCAATATGTTGGACGTGCTATTGTAAGTGCTTTTGCTCCGTTACTTAGCATTGTTGGGCCTATCATTGATGCTATAACCAGCAAAATTGCAACCCTGCTTACATATATCGGAATGTTATTTTCACTTCTTGGTGGAAAGACAACATTTACAAAGCCTAAAAAGAACGTAGATAACTACGCAGAATCACTTGATAATGCCAGTAAGTCAGCCAAGAATCTTACGATGGGTATTGACGAGCTGAACATCATTTCTGAAAACAAGAGTAGTGGTGGAAGTTCGAAGCCTTTTGATGGATGGGAAGATGCATGGGAAGAAATGCAGATACCACAATGGCTTAAGGATTTGTTTGATTGGCTTAAAAATCTGTTTAAGAGATTCTTTGATCCACTTAAGGAAGCATGGAATAGAGCAAAACAGTATCTTATTGATGGTTTTAAGACCATGATGGACTCTATTCTTCGTCTGTTGTGGCATATGCTTGATGACTTCCTTACAATGTGGAATCAGGAAAAAACTATCCGCATGTTTGAGATGATGCTTAGAATTGTGGGTGACTTAATGAGAGTTGTCCGCAATTTGGCTAATCAGTTCGATAAGGCTTGGCAAAAGGGTAAAGTAGGTTTACGCATATTTGAAAACTTAAGAGATATTCTTGCAACAATTGTGGATCATGTAAGAAATGTTTCGTATTACATGATTGGTTGGGCTGATAGCATGAACTTTAGCCCATTGCTTGAATCCTTTGAACTCCTGACAAGAAAGATGGTTAAACTTGCAGATTTCCTTGGTGGAATATTTGAAGACATCATGATCGAAGGTGTTCTTAAGTACATTAAATTCCTTATAGAAGATGCTATCCCACACCTTCAGGAAACACTTGCTGAGATAATAGATACCTTTAATTTCAATGCGCTTAGAGAGAAGTTGAGACCACTTTGGTCAGCTATTGAGGAAGTACTTGAGCAAATTCACACAGGTGTCACAAACACTATTGGAAACCTTGGAAAAGAAATCGCACGTTTTACCAATTCGGAAGAATTTACTGATTTTCTTCAAAGAATTGTGGATATATTAAATCTCATAACCGCTGAGAGAGTCGAAAAGATTCTGACCGGAATAGGTAAAGGGATACTTGCTATTGCCAAATCTATTATCAAGTTTATTAATAGTGAGCCTTTCATGAAATTCCTACAGGCTATTGCGGATTGGATTGATAATCATTCAGTAGACCAGATTGCAGGAATTCTTGAAAAAATAGCTAATGCGATTCTGCTATTCAAATTTGGAGCATTTGCAACCGAAAAGATTGCTGGCTTCCTTAAGTTTTTTGCGGCAATTAAAGCACTTCAAGACCTAGCAACAATAGCTAGTGGATTTAAAGAGTTAGGTGCTGGTATGGAAGGAGCTGCATCAGGAGCAGGCGCACTTGCAGTTGCAGGCGAAGGTCTTTTGATTGTCTTTGGCGAAGTTGTTGGTATCCTAGCTCTTAAGGGAGAGTTTGACCTTATTAAGGATGCCACTTATAGATTATCTGAGGGGGTTGAAACTTTATCAGATAAATTTAAAGTGCTCGCGGAAATCCTTGGTGGGCTGCACTTAGGAAATTTTGCAAGTAATATTCTTGGGCCAGTAGGAATATTGGCAAGTAAGCTCCTTGAACTTTCAGGTATTATGAATGGACTTAGTGCATCCAACTTTGAATCAGTTATGGATGCTGTTCTAACAAAGGGCGATACCACTGTAGCAATGGTCAAGGATTGGTTTTCTGGTGTAACCGCAGATGTTCAGCAGAATGTTCAGACCTGGACGGATACAATTAGAAACCTTACTCAAGATGAAGGTGATCTTGCAAATTATTCACAGACTCTTGAAACTCTTGAATCTGCTTTCCGTGGAACAACGGATATGACTGTATTATCTTCGAAGATTCTTACACAGAAGTATCAGGATATGACTACTGCAATAGATAATTATGTAATGCAGAGTACTGATGCATTAAAGAAAGAACTGGAAGACAACAGAGAATATTATGAGTCAAAAGGCAAGAATGTTGATGACATGATTGCCAAAATTGATAAACAAGCTGAAGAAGAAATGCAGATTTATCAAAAGACTCAAGAAGCAGTTAATAACTCAGCCAAAGCATATGAAGATGCAGTTGAGAAATATGGTTATGGTTCAAAGAAAGCAGAAGAGGCTTATAAGACTTATGAAGATGCAGTAACTAAACACATTGATGCTATTAAGGACTATCGTACTGAAACTGAAAAGATTGATACAACATATGCTTCTCAACAGATTGAGAAACTAGGAAAGAGCCTTGATCTTAGTCAATATTCAAATATGGAAGATGCTGCATCTGACATTAAAGGTGCACTTGAAGAAATTAGAGTCACATATGAAAAAGAGCTATCTTCTGTAAATTCAACTGTTGAAGAAAAAATGGCCTTTCTTAAAGAGCAGTTTGAGAAAGGACGCATTGACCAGGAAGAGTACGATATAGGTCTTAAAGCTCTTGCAGAAAAAGCAGAAGAAGATGGAAATACTCTTACTGAAGCATACCAAGAAGCCCTTGATTTATTTGACCAACAGCTTGCGGCTAAGTTAGAAGATGTTAAGACTAATGCTGAAGCAGAATGGGAAGAAGCTAATCCAATTAAGCGTTTCTTTATGGGAAGCAGTAAAGATGCTTATGTTGCTTCTCAAATGCAGACATATGTAGATGAAATGCTTGGTGAAAGTGGACTTGCTGGTGAATTGCAAGCCGCTTTTGAAAAATTGCCAGGTGATATTGAACCTGTAGCTTCACAGTCAATGTCTCAGATAGTTGAAGATACAAGTTCAGTATTTAATACTTGGGATCAGGTAATAAATGCAGATAGCCTTAAAGAAGCGGTAGGCAATGTATTTAATAGTGCAGGAGAAAAGGTTTCTGAATGGGGCGCTGAAAAGAGAGAATCTATTTCTACATGGGTTGAAGAAACAAAGACGAGTCTTACCGAAAAGCTCGGACTTATGAGAGATAGTGTCGAACAATCATTTGATAGCCTTCCTGAAGCGATTGGTTACGCTCTAGGTTTTGTTTCTGGAAAGCTAATAGAATGGGGTGCTGAACTAATTGCCTGGGCTGAAACAAATATTCCTCTGTTTGTAGATAGCGTTGTAGAGTTCTTTGCTACACTTCCTGGTAAAATTTGGGAAAAACTGGTAGAAGTTAAAGCAAAGTTTGATGAGTGGAAAACTGAGCTTATTACCTGGGTAACAACTGAAATACCTTTGATAGTAGATGTAATTCTTAAGTTCTTTGGTGAAATTCCTACCAAACTATATAACTTAGGAACAGATATCATAAATGGTCTCTTAAATGGTATCAAAGATGCTTGGGAAGCCTTGAAAGGTGGTGTAAAAGAATTTTGCGACGGATTCTTACAAGGTTTCAAAGATGCTTTAGGTATTGCTTCCCCTTCAAAAGAAGCTGAGACAATCGGAGATTATGTTATTGAAGGTTTGTTTTTACCATTTACTAAAGATCAGACATCTACATTAAAGGTATTTGTAAATGCATTCTTGGATGTATTTAGGGTTAATTTAAGCCCCGACAAATTTACTGTATATGGTAACAATGTTATTCAAGGGTTAATACAACCGCTAACTAACTCTTCAAGCCAGTTTGTAACAGCTGTTAATCAGATTTTTGTCGTGATAACAGAAACAATACTTACAAACATTCAAACCCTTGGTGTAGCTTTAACTGAAGCTCTTACAACATTTGTTGCAACATATATTTTACCTTTCTTTGACTTGGAGATGTGGCAGCCTATTCTTGATAACCTCATGAATGCAGTATTTATTCCTAACTTTGAACTGTTTAGGACTTGGTTTACTGAGTCAATGACAGTTTGGTGGGAAGAAGATGTATTATTCTGGTTCACTAATGAAAAATGGGATGGAGATATCTTCACACCACTTGCTGATAACATTCATGAGCATTGGAATACATTCTCAAGTTGGTGGGATACCACAATGAATGCATGGTGGAACAACCAGGTAGTCCCATGGTTTGCTAAAGCTAAATGGTTAGAGCAATTCAAACATATTCTTGAGGCTGCGAAAGAAACTTTTGAAGAAATCAAAAGGATAATAACTGAGCAGATAAATGAAGCTCAACAGGCAGTTTCAGATGCTTGTGAAACAATGAAAGCATCTATAGCGGAAGTAATAACAGCTATTGGTGAACTGATGGATGCTCTCTCAGGACTTGAAGGACTTGGTGGACTTGAAGGTGGCAAATTCACAATTGCATTTGGTGGTGGTGCTCCTAAATTTGCCGAAGGTGGTTTCCCAACAAGAGGTTCTCTTTTCTGGGCAGGGGAACAAGGCCCAGAACTTTTGGGTTCTATTGGTGGACATACTGCGGTAGCATCTAATGATGAAATCACAGGAATTGCTAATGCGGTGTATGCAACAGGTAATACTGAGGCAGAACTTCTTGGTCAGCTTATCACTGTTACAAGGATGATGCTTGATAAAGACCCTGTAGTAATTTCCGATAAGGAAATAGCAAGGATGAATCTTAGCGGACAGAACAAGTTAGGAATGAGTATTATAACATAAGTCAAGGCGGTCAGATGTCAAAGTCTGGCCGCTTTTTATTGGAGGTGTTAACTATGGCATTTCTTGAGATCAATGGAGTAGAAGTCCCTTGCCCAAGTGCAGGACTACAAATCATATTGAGTGATGCGGTTAACTCCGGACGTAATGCCAATGCGGAAGTTATCGCAGAGAAAGTTGGTAAGACCAATATAAAGTATAACGAACTTAAGTGGGTATGGCTTACAAGGGATGAATGGGGACTAATTTGTTCCCTTTTTTCAAATTTCTTTGTGGTGGCAAAGGTATGGAATCCGGCAACTAACGGATTTGTAAATATTAAGATGTATCCAGGTGATAGGTCTGCGGAAGTTTATTGGACGGAAAAAGACGGAGTTACACCAAAGAATTTTAAAGATTGCAAGGTAAATATTATTGATTGCGGAATCGTAGGAACAAGTTTCAATCCTAATGCGTGAGGCTACCAATGCAGAGAACAAGCAGAGCATACAAAACAGAACAAAAGGGATATTTGCGTAATGAGCAATATATATTTGTTTATCTTGGAGTAATCTCAAGAGAGGCACAGGCAAATGCATCTGCTCATGGCAATTTTACTATATACTCTGATTCAGAATCTCTTTTTAGCAATGTTAATTTTGAAGCATACTATGCAACCGCAGAACAAAACATGGCAAGGTGTGATGCATCACAATATTTTATGCCAAGAGATAGTGCGAAGTTTGCATTGTATCAGGGACTTGTTACACAGGATATTTTAGGCACTGTAACGTTTAGATTTGGCTCTTATAAGCATCTTAATATAAAAGGTCTTACTTTTGATTTTGGTGACTTTTACCCCACAAATTTTACGATTTCGAACGGCCATGAGAGCTATACATATATATATGAAAATGATGCTCCTGGCAAGTGGGTTACTGAGGATGAATTCCTTGACACCGAGTTTATAAAGATTACGGTTCATTCCATGGTTGGAGGAATCCAAAGACTTAGAATATTGTCTGCACTTTTTGGTGTTGGATTCATGTTTGATAACAAATCTCTTATTTCTACTTCATGGAAATCAGAGGTTGCACACTTATCAGATAGTCTTCCTTCCAAGGCTTTTTCTTTTACTATTGATAACCTTAGTAGGAAGTTTTCAGCAGATAACCCTCATTCATTTGTTGCATTCCTTGAAGAACAACAGGACGTACAGTTTGAGTTCGGAAGAAAAATGGATGACGGTACAATTTATAGGATACCGGGAGGCAAACTGAACCTTAATTCTTGGTCGAGTGATGATACACAGGCCAAGTTTACAGCGGTTGGCTACATGGATTATTCCACTGCTACTTATAATAAGGGACAGTATTATCCAGATGGTATTTCTTTGTTTGATTTGGCAGTTGATGTCTGTGAGGATGCAGGGTATGAGGATTACATAATAGATACATACCTTAAGAAGATCATTACACACAATCCTCTTCCGGTTGAAAAACATAAGAATTTGCTGCAACTTATAGCCAATGCATCCATGGCAATCTTAAGGGAAACAAGAGATGGTCGAATCGAGATTAAGACATCTTTTATCCCTGAAATAATAGATATATCTGATAATGGACATACGGATAATTCTCATATTGAGAACATTGTAGAGATAAACGAATCATACAATGAATACGCTAGTGCTGAACTTGATTTCTCATATGCAGACGGGCATCAATATTTCAGACCAAGAAATGCTGAAACAGGACTTATCCCTGCTGGTTATGTTTCAAGTGCGATATCTACTGCAAGTGGTGATTTTGAAGGAGAAACAGACAATTACCTTCACTTTGTATATGATGATGGAACAATAGTAGGAATTACCTTTAATGACGGAATAATGGAAGTCACAAAGGGACGTTTCCTTAGTGATGGTATTTCTGTAGCATTTAACGAGAAATCTACAAATAATCCTAAACTGACAATTGCTTGGGAAGCGGCATGGACGTTTTTTAATCTGACAATGATATTCTCAGACGTATATCCTAAGACAGTTGTTATTCATACATATAAGGATGATATAGAAATTGAGTCCTTTACAATAGAAGATACCATTGAGCTTACTACTCTTGTTAACCATGATTTCTATGATATTGACAAGATCATGTTTGAGTTTGTAGAGACCAATCCTTATCAAAGAATTCACCTTGGAAAAATTATCTTTGGTGATATCACTGATTATTGCATTGACTATAGGGATATGGCTACATCTCCTACAGCGGTAAGAACTGACTTTATCAAGAATGTAAATGTGGTTTATACAGAGTTCACATACGGAACAGAAGTTAAGACCGCAGGAACGGTTAACGCAGTTGAAGGTGAAAACACAACTGAGTTTAGAAAAGCCTACCATGATTATTCATTATCTTATAAAGAAATTAAGGATGATGATGAAGACTATACAAAGGCAAGCAAAATATTCGTTGATGAACTTCCTTCTCTTGAAGATGCCAAGTCAAGTACTCGTTATTTTGTTCCGACAGGTACAGATGGTCAGTACTATGAATATATGGTAAAGACAGAGGATAAGGTTAAGTCTTGGGAACTTAAGGATACTGTATCAGAAACAATAGTAAGCAGTTTGCCAGGAACACTTGCACTTCATACATTATATGTTGTTGAAACAGATACAGAACTTATATATCACCTGTATTTGATGGAGCAAACTAATAACGAAAATACGATATATTCACTTGGATATCAGGTCAGAGGAACGCTTACGATAGTAGAAAGTGGAGCTTACTACATTACATTTACTACTAATGTAGCGACACCTGTTACTATCTCTGGAATAGAATTCATTATCAATGAGCTGACTTATACTAATCAGCTTAATGAAGTAGGAATTGATAAAACTGCGACTAATGTACTGATTGATAATGTTGACCAAGCCGAGAAGGAGTGTGATTGGCTTACTGAGTATTACAATAATGATGTTGAATACAAGATACAGTATCGTGGTGAGCCTGCACTCGATCCTGATGACCAAATCTATACTGAGAACAAGTTTGTAGAACGAAACCTCATAAGAATAACATCTACACAGATTGATACGTCCGCTGGTATGAGTATGACATGTACACTCACAGGCAGACGTATTTCTTATGTTGAGGCGGCAAGAGTTGATTATGCAATAGTAGATCAGAGCGAGGTACAAGAATGAGTTACCAAAAGCATTTATGGGTAAGTAAAGAGATTATTACTTCTAAGAACTTAAACCACCTTGAGGATGGAGTATATCAGGAAGAGCAAAGAGCAATACTTGCAGAACAAAACTTAACTCAATCTGTTGGTTCAGAAACTCTAAGAGCCGAAAGTGCTGAATCAGCCTTATCTACAAGAGTAGGTGCTACAGAAAATGCAATAACAACTCTAAATGGAAATGACCAGGTAGTAGGGAGTGTTGATTACAAGATTGCTCAAGCCACTACTGATATAGGTGGTTATAAAGTAGTTATGGATCATACCGCAGTGTCTAACCCATCTAATAAGTATATCTACCTTGAACCTGATAATTCAGCAACAGGTACAGATAAGTTCAGCGAGTGGGTATGGACGGACTATGATAATCCAGGTACTTTCAGTTGGAAGTGTACAGGTGAGGTTTCACTTGATTTATCTGGGTATGTGCAGAAAACAGATTATGCTACAACGAGTGTTGCAGGTGTGGTTAAGCCTGATGGAACAACAATTACCGTTAATAATGGTGTGATTTCTTCCAATGCTATTGGTGGTGTATCTTCATTTAATGGAAGAACAGGAGCGGTTAATCCTGCAAATGGCGATTATTCATACTCTCAAATATCAGATACACCTACACTAGGAAGCGCAGCGGCTCTTGATGTACCTACATCAGGTAATGCATCATCGTCACAGGTAGTTAAGGGTGACGACTCAAGATTATCTAATGCAAGAACACCGACATCTCATACTCATACCAAGAGTCAGATTACAGATTTCCCTACTATTCCAGGTGGTGTGAAGATTGGTACTACAAGAGCAAATGCAACTGATACAACACTGTATTTCATAAGGAGTTGAATATGAGTCTTGAGTGGATACAACCTAAAACTGATTGGAGTGCACAATATGATGATGCAGGGTTGTTTATAGGAGATTTCTTTAACGTAACGGACTATAACCGTATAAAGAATAATCTCTTATATTTAAGAGAATTATCAACGCAGCTTGTCTCTGGTGTGCCAAGAATTACAGTAGGAGAGGATAAACATCTGCCAGACAATGATAACCCTGATTTTGATAATGACAATTTTTTTGCTGATGAAATCAATCTCATAGAAGATGCACTAGAAATAATAGACGATGCAATAGGGTGGGTTGATTTTGGTGAAAAACAGACCTTTTACGAGAATGGCAGGTTTATAGATGCTAATGAGTTAAATCGTATAGAACGAGCGGAATTAAGACTTTATAACTTGCTAGAAAATTCTATAAATGGCAAACACAGATTAGCATTCAGACTTGGAACTAGTGAACGTGATATAAGGGTCTGAGAAAGGGGATAGATATGTCAGCATTAAGAACAAATTATCAAGATGATGTATTTGAAGGAAACAGAAAATACACAGAGGTAAATAACCTGGATGGTTCTAAGTCATTTGTGGACGTTACTCAGTATCTGCAAAGGGGTGATACCTACGGAGCTGCGGAGATCAATGCTCAGAATGATGCTATTAATAAGAAGGGTGTAGTAGTATCAGACGTAGACATTGACGTTCAGGATAGACTCGTTGGTAATTTATATTTTTTCTATAGTTAATTAGCATCTCATTTGAGGTGCTTTTTTTATGCAAAAAGAAAGGAGCTAAGAAAATGGCAAAATATCTTGTTTTTAAGAATGGTGCGACAGAAGAGTTTACAGATGAATCCACCATTACAAATCTTTTCTGCGTTGTTGATGATTACGCTGACATTGATGCAATGCAGGCTAACTTCACTACAGAGAATATGGTAGGGGCAACATTTGATGGAGAACCTATCGAGAACATTGTTCCTGTTACCACAGTAGCAACAAACACATATGGTAACGAAAATGCAATCGTGGTTAACTTCCAAAACCGTTACAAGACAGCTGTTGAGATTTTACAGGAGCAGATGATCGAGGTTCAGGAAGCACTTGTAGAACTGTCTGAAGGCTAAAGAAAGGAGATTGTTATGGGAAAAGTAAACGCTAGACTTATTCATGATTACGTTGCATATGGTATTGATACTACTGTTCATTGCATCGCAGATGTCAAGGCTAAGTATAAGGATGCTACAAGAGCAGCTTATTTAGTTCTGTTTGGAACAGAAGCACCTGAGACCGATCCAAACGCATAAGAGATCAAGGGGTGAATAACCCCTTTTTCTCTTTAATATGGGATTTTGCTTATGAAAAGTGGAATAGAAAGATGCCAAGGGAAAAAGCCTAAAAAGGTTAAAAAGATAGATAAGATTGTTAAAGGAGTCTGCATCTATTGGATTAGCTTTGTTTGCGTGGCTTGGATTACATTCTGGGTTAAAGATTCTGTACCGGATACACTTATCCAATTTGGACTTGGTGGTGGCGCAGTAGAACTTCTTATAACAGGAGCAATTGAGATTTTTAGAGATTTGCACTTGGGAAAGGATGAAACATGACAATTCAGCTATTTTTATATCTATTTACTATTGGCTCTTTAGCTGCTTCTCTTTTGACAGAAACATTGAAAAAGGCATTTGTTAGTGTGTCGGCTAACGTAATTGCACTCGTAAATGCGATTATAGTTGGTGTTTTAGGGACTGTTGCTGCATATATCCTTATGGGAATAGCATTCACAGCTCAGAATGTGATCTGTATAATTCTTATGACAGTTTGCATCTGGATTGGCTGTATGTGCGGCTATGATAAAGTGATGCAGACCATTTCTCAGATAAAGGGGTAATAAAATGGCAAATGAAGCTACTATTAAAAACTTCATAGCAGAAATAGCACCATGCGCACAAAAAGCATATAAAGCTCTTGGTAAGGTTAAGCCTTCAGTATGTATTGGAATGGCTTGTGTGGAATCGGCCTATGGAACTTCTAAGATAATGCGACAACACCATGCATTTCTAGGTCATAAGGTTGGAAGTGGAAGAACCGCCCTTAAGTATTGGGATGGTTCTTTTTTTGTGGCTAAAACCAAGGAAGAGTACATAATTGGGCAACACACAGTCATCAAGGACGCTTTCAGGAGCTTCAAAAACACTGAGCAATGTATCTTTAATTTCTACGAACTTCTTAATACAAGCTTGTATTCAAGAGTTAAGGCAGAATCCGATTACAAAACTCAGATGAAACAAATTAAGGCATGTGGCTACATGACAAGCAGTACTGAAGTATCCAGTGTCTTGAAGCTAATTGAGAAATACCAGCTATTCAAATATGACTCTGATGAGATCATTGATAAGCCGAACCAGATCAAGATAAATCCATACAAGCGAACTAGCAACCTAATCAAACGTGGCATGAAGGGCGAGGATGTCTTTTGGCTACAGTGGGAATTAAATAGGCATGGAGCAAGTCTTGTTACGGATGGGGATTTTGGCAAAAAAACTTTGACGGCTGTAATTTCTTTTCAGCAAAAACACTTTCCATTGAAAGTTGATGGCGTGGTAGGCCCAAAAACTATTGCTGAACTAGAGAAATAATAAGCAAAGTGTAGTATACTATCCATGGGAAAAAATAAACACTTGGCAAGTCTAGGGTCGCTCCCGAAAGCATACCACGCTAGTATGTTGGCTTGCCACAACTATAGCGGCTATCAAAGCGAGGTAGAATATGAGTGATATGGAAAACGAGAAGATCAGTAACGAGACCGCGCATGAGATTATTGTTGCGGTTATGGAAAGACAGGTAAAGAGATTGTTTATTCTTTGCCTAGTAATTTTTGCAGCTTTAGTTATAAGCAACGCTGCATGGATTTACTATGAGAACAGTTTCCAAGATGTTGTAGTGACAGAGAACACTCAGGATGGTGAAGGAACTAATATCATGAGTGGTGGAGATGTAAACTATGGCGCAGAGAAGCAAGACAATTAAAACAAGAGTAAAGAAAAATGGTCTTCAAAATTCCGCAGGATATAGGATTTGCAAAAACTGCGGTGGAGATGGTTTGGTAAGAAAAAGAAAGAAAAAGTGATCTGACTTATTATTACATTTTGATGTATTGTAGCCAAGCTTAATCGTATTTTTAAACACAGAAAAGTATTTCTAGGCAAAATGAAGCCCTTGATGTTAATTCATCGGGGTTTTCTTGCTAGTTGACTAACCTTTATGATTGTTATATTATAAGGGTGCGGAAACGCAAACAAAAGTTATAAAGAGTTCTATGACAAAACGAAACCCCCGATGTAGGCGCATCGAGGGTTTCTTGCTGTTTGGAGTCAGCTACACTCAGGCTATGGCCGTGTTAATCTTCTCTGTCTAGCCATTTGCAAATGTAGTAGGCTACTATACTTGCCATGACAGAGATTAAAAAAGTTATAAATAGCTCTATGACTACCTCACCTCCTTTCTACCGGAGGCACACGGCCCAAATAGCATAACACAAACAGAATAATAATAAAAGAACAGGAAATCTCGAAACGAGGTTTCCTTTTTTATTGTCTGAAAGGAGAAAACACTATGGCAACATATAATGGACATAATGAAGATTCAAGCGGAAATATCTTACTGAGTATCGGTAATGGCATGACTGCAACAGTAGAAACAGGAACAACAGCAAGCCAGGCATACACAAAAGGATCTTATCTGTTTTTTAATAACAGACTTTGTAAGGCTACTTCTGCAATTTCAAGAGGTGCTTCATTGGCCATAGGAACAAATCTTTCACAGACATCAATAGGTCAGGAAATAACAAGCCACCTTAGAGCGTCCAATGGAGATGAGTTTTATTTTGACTACAAAGATTCAAAGCCAGGCTACTATCCATCTGCATCTAAGGTAGCTTCACAATTCGTCCCATTTGGAGGAACATGGAGTGCCTTCAGCCCGGTAGGAAGAACAGCAACAGTGCTAGGAACAAACTTTACTGTTGGAAAGTATTATGTTTTTAGATTATTTGGCTCATATGTTTTTGATGGTACATTTGTAGGAGCTAATGTAATATCCTCATCAGGCAACATAGGTTCTTTGGGCCAGGGATATACACGTTCATATATTCTTCAAGCAACATCTACTACAATAACGTCCTCTGTCAGTTTTAATAACAATCCAGATGGCGCACTATCTCTAGGTACATTTTAGACGAACAGCATCGACAGGATCTATTGCTGAAGTACCAACTTCAACAGCATATGTAGTTAATCTTGGGTATAAGCCTAAAGTAGTTTTGCTAAAAATATACTACAGTACCAATGTTGATTATATGTTGTTTACATACAATGAAACTTTTTTTACCTGGATATTTTTCATACGTACAATATTATGCAGGGGGTTGGGGTGGCGGGGGTACTCCTCTAGGAACTTCCGCTATATGCATACTTGATATAACGTCAACAGGATTTACTATAAAGTCAGTATATGGTGGGATGTATGGGACATATATAGCTTACAAAGATTAAAGCAAATCGTAATTTTCAAAATGTCAAAAGTTCAACTTGATTTAAGTGTTATATCCCTGTAGCATATACGGTTACTGGATAACTATAACTGGCAAGATTAATGGTTTCTCCGACATTATAATCTCGGTCTATGACTATTGAACCCGTAGCCTCAGCTGCTCGGATATGACAGCGAGCAATTGTTGTAACTTGTGTTTGAAAATAACTCAAGAAATTCCCTGATTGTCCACTCACTTTTACTGAATAAGATGAACCATTAAAACTTATACCATACGCCCATATTGTTCCAGCATAACCACTTGCAGTTTCAAAAACAGTTGTTCGCTTGAATAAGACATTATTTGGATATAGTTAATGTAGCAATCAAACCATTGTAATATGTGATGTATTTATAATTCTGAATGTTGTTTGTTACATTGACAGATAGCTGTGTTAGTGTTTGGAAATCGTTTGTACCATACAATGCGTTTCTACCACTACTACCTGCCATGTTGAATGTTTTATATCCATCAACATTCCATAATATTGAATCATAATATGATGTCATTGTAATGCTAGTAGCATTGCCAACTACTGCAACATTATCTCCTTGGCGGAAGTAATCGCCTGGGTTTCCGAAGACAGTTCGTTGAAATAATACCGATTACCACGATATAGTAACCGAATAAACAGGAGCTTGATAACCTACTGCACAATACCTTATATAATCGTAATTTAGATTGGTGAGTGTTCTGTTCCAACCACTACTCAAATCTGTTATGACTCCATCTTTAAATCCTTGCATACTTCCAGCTACCGCGTTGGCAATACTAAAAGTACTAGTAAAATTTTTCAGATCAGCTGTATAAAACAGAAGAGAAAATGAACCATAGCTATCTGTTCCAGACACCGCAACTCCATTAGCAAACGATCCAATGGTATCTATAACAGATGGTTTCTCATATAAGTATTGATTAGATTTCAGCAATGCCACGCCTGTTCCTTAAGAACAACCGCTTTTAATCGTCTTGTTCTTGTAAACTACATGCTGTTGGATTCATATGTGAATAAGTAAGAGTAGATGCAGTTGCCAAGATAAGAACTGCGTTCTGTCTATACACTCCACCATCTGAAGTACCAATGCACTTAGCTAAAATAGTTGCACCACTTGAAATTGTAAACTCAATATATCCAGTGCTAGCCCATATCAAATACATCTTGTTTGGAGTATACCCACTAGAGCTTGTATAGTATGCGCTAGAGTTCCATGTTGGTGTAAAAGCATGGAAGCTAGAGGTGGTTCGTTAAAATGTTTCGCTACGATAATACAACTTTCCTGTATATACAACCGCAACGTTTGTCGCTCGATATCCTTTATTTACTACAACAATTCCAGTTGAAGGTGTATATGATATTGTCACATTTCCTAATGTCACGCTACCATCGGGAGTATGTCCTTGAACAGACGTTACAATGATAAAAAAGTTGTCGCTAGTTAAACTAGAATAATTTGTTAATTGACTACGTATATCAAATGTATCTTGCTGATAAGCAGTACGTAAATCCGCTAAATACTTGACTTCCAGTGTTCGTTGAAATCATACGAGCCAAAAGTTGTTGTTAATTTTAGTTAAATGTAAATAATCCATAACCCGCAGTATTATGTCTATTAGTATTACAACGTATAGTTACAGAAGTCGCTTCACTAGGAACAGATATATTTCCTGTAATTGTTGGCTTTGTATTTCCTACAGTTCCAGTTGTTCCATTACTAAAAGAATAAGTAATAGTTGGAGTGACATCTGAGTGACCAGTGAATGAATATGCAATTGTGGATAATCCATTTACAGGAAACGTATACGTATAATACGCTGGATACGTATTCCCAGCATGGTAGTTGGTAAATGAAAAAGTTACACCAGACAATGTTCGTTGAAATTATACCGATTATTTCAAAGCATAAACTACTGATACTCCTTGATATACATTACCTAGCTGATATGGAGTTGATGTAACTGTAATATCTGTCCAAGCGGGTGATATCGTGTAGTTTCTAAATACTCTGTACTTTCCTGTTCTTAACGCAAATGTATTACATTCGGTTGATATGTTTGAGAATTGGAAATACGTAGTAGAAAATGAATAATGATTACTAATTGATATTTCGTTCATGCTTGAATCATAAACAGTAGCTCCTTGATTCACACAATAGACCAATACTTCATTCCATTCAATTCCCGTTCCTTGGAAAAACACGCAATTTTAGTTAATCAAAGATACTGGCCCAGTGCCTACTACAAATATACATCCACCACTCATAGAACCAGAGTAAGCTCCTGTGACTTGTATCACTCCTGAACTTATGAATGAAGGAGATACACGCGCATCTGTAATACCGTCAGTATAGATTTTGGTAAGAGTGTTTGTGCTAGATTTAAAGCTCCACATACCATTACCATAGTAAGCACCTAACATCAGATATCCGTCAGGTGCTTGAGACACATTAAACTGTCGATTGTAAACTACAGTAGTGGCTTCTATCATAGGAGAATAGGCTACGCTTGGGGTTGTTCGCTAAAATACTACTTACGTTGTTGGTAACGGTTCAGGAGTGTAATAAACTCTGCAATTACAATACAGATAATATTCTCCGCCCCATCCCGCGCTACATGTTAATGTCCCTGTAGAGGAATCATATGTCCAAGTGGGAGTTGGATCACCATAAGAAATATTATGTGCAGCTATAGATGTAACTATGCAAAAGAAATTATCATGTGTCGCACTTCTGTAAGCAGAAACTTTAGACTTTACATCAAAAGAACTACTTAGCGAAAACGTTCCGATAAAGATATTTTGTGAAGTTCATTTGAATAATACCTTAATTATTCAATCCACAACTGTGACCAATAGCCACCACCATAGTTATAGTAAGAAAAAGAATCCGAATCAGTTTTTATAGTTCCTGTGAACACATATAATCGAGTTATGCTAGAAGGAGCATATACATAATTAGTGTGCCCATTATTGTAACTACAATCATAGTAAGTTCCGGTTAGCACTGTTCCGTTTTGAGAATATGTGAGAGTATAACCCTCCACAGTATACGCAGTAATAACAAACTTCTTGCCTTTGTATCCGTTGATTAACATTTCTGGAAATGATGAACTAGAAGTACTTGGATAAATATAGTAAGCTGTGGAATATTGCGCAGTTCGTCAATATGCTACAATTTCTGCACTATTGAAAAAAGCAGTTCCCAATGCACCACTAAACGTACCAACATAACCAAAAGATTGCCCAATATTATAATTGTTATCTACAGAGTATTGTGTGGTAGCATTATCAAAATGTCCAACTATATGACAATTTTTTAATGCAGTAACAGTAAGATTATTGCCAGTTCCATACTTCCATGTTGAATCCCATGTTAGCTTAAAGAAATTATTGACATTAACTTCAAAACTTGTAGCCCCTAAATTATTAGTATGCGTTAACAACGATTTTCCACTAAACGAAGATGGAGTATATATTGTATCTCCATAATACAAGCCATAAAAATAGGCTT